TTATGAAGCACTCCTGAGAGCAACCCTTCCAATTTTATCAATATAATCCGCATACCACTGCATCATCTCTCTCCTGCCTTCCAAATACAGCGCATGGTTGTACGTCCCACGAATCGCATTCTTATCGACATGCGCAAGCTGGGTTTCAATCCACGCTGTATTGAACCCTTTCTCATGCAAAATTGTACTCATCGTGTGCCTAAAACCATGCCCTGTTACCTTCCCCGTATATCCAATCCGCTTGAACACCTGATTTATACTCGCTTCGCTCATCGTTTTGCGGGGATCATTTCGCCCTGGGAATACCAGTGGATATTGCCCAGTCATCACTTTGAGCTGCTGTACGATTTCCAGCGCTTGGGTAGAAAGGGGGACAAGATGGGGCCGTTTCATCTTCATACGCTCAGCAGGTATTTCCCACACCGCTTTTTCAAGATCAAACTCACTCCAGGAAGCACCTCGGAGCTCGCCAGTGCGAACTCCCGTAAGGATCAGCAGACGTGCAGCAAGAACAACTAACGGGCTTCCTGTGTAGCCTGCGAGGGCTTTAAAGAAGTCTGGTAGCTCCTCAACAGTCAGGAAGGGATAATGCTTTGATTCATGCCCTGACATCGCGCTGGTTAGATCTGCTGCAGGGTTGTATTCCGCACGGCCAGTAACGATGGCGTAACGAAAAACTTCGCTGCAGCGCTGGCGAACCTTCTTAGCCTTCTCTGTCGCACCACGGCTTTCCATTCGACGCAGCACATTAAGCAGAACCAGCGGTTTGATTTCATTCACCGGTTGTTGGCCGATATAGGGAAAAATATCTTTATTAAAGGCTTCGATAATGTCCGAGGCATAACCTTCTGACCATCGGCTCACCTTCGTTCCATGCCATTCAAGTGCCACAGACTGAAACGTGTTGTTGAGTTGCACATCGCGAACCAGCTTTTCTTCTTTCTTGGCAAACGATGGATCGATACCCTCGGCCAGTTTTTTCTTGGCTTCATCACGTAGCGCCCTCGCTTGTGCGAGAGACACTGCTGGATAAACACCAAAAGCCAGACGTTTCTCTTTTCCATTGAAGCGATATTTCATTCGCCAGTATCGAGAACCAGAGGGCACAACCTCAAGATACAAACCAGCACCATCTGCCAGCTTGTAGGCTTTCTCTCTGGGTTTAGCAGCGTCTACCTGTCGTGCATTTAGCTTCATTGGGGGCATCTCCCTGGACCGAACACAGAATGCCCCCACTTATGCCCCCAACTGCAACTCGATTCCGGTTGAGTCCAGTTGATAACAGGAGATAAGATACGAGCCAGAAACCGCAGTATACGGGCTTTTAGTTGATTTCGGTAGACTTGGGAAGAGTTTGAAATGGTGCCGATAATAGGAGTCGAACCTACGACCTTCGCATTACGAATTATAAGAACTACCTTTTAAGTCAACAACATACCGCGTCATACCTGCGCTCACACGTCCCATCTTCGAAAAACATGCAAAGCCTTGCAAGCCGATGCAAAGCTTTGTGTGTCTCAGTTCTGTCTCACATCACCTGGCTATCATTAAACTCACAAGAGCGTGCATCGTTGATGATGTAGGTGATCACACCAAATATCGCATCCGTGATCGTGCGCCGGCATCTCTTCGCGGCTTCCTGTCTGCAAATCTTCTAAGTGAGGCTTTGGATGATTTCTGTATCACTTTATCCTCAACTCACCGTCCATTCTGCAAACTAGCAAAGACCCATCACGCGGACTAAGCGAAGCGTCGACAATAAGAAAAGTACCATTCATGATGCCTTCCAGATAGTGTGTCGCACCAGACCGCATGAATTACGTAGCCGCTGGCCTGGTGATGATGCACTGGTCTAGTGATAAGCGTTGCTCAACGTAATCTGCTGCTGGCGATGGGAATTCCATGATGCACATCCGATAGTTACTGTATATTAATACAGTATTTACGATCGGCGGTGTCGATCAATAGCATTTGTGGTGCTACACTTTAGGCCTTTTCGAATTCACTGACTTTTATCATGTTAAAGTTATTTGTTGATTATGTTTCCGTTGGCGTGCTGAGCACCACCCTCGACTTCATGACATTTGGCGCAGTGTTCAGCTTAATTGGTTTGAAGCGTGCTATACCGAACGTTTTATCGCCCTGCGTTGCATCCACGTTCAGATTTTCATCAACACCAATTTTACATTTAAGTGGAAAACAACGTCAGGTGGGTATCTGGCATTTTTCGTTAAAGAACAACAAAACTCATTGTCAGTTTGTTATCAAGACCAATACAAATCATGGCTACTGATCCATAACATATGGCATACTAATAAGATGTTTAATTTACGTATTTTCTTAGTTAACTAGAGGTAGTTTAAGTTGGAACACTTAAAATACAGACCTGATATAGATGGATTGAGAGCAGTAGCAGTGTTGTCAGTGGTCATTTTCCACTACTTCCCTTCTATTCTTCCTGGTGGTTTTGTTGGGGTTGATATATTTTTTGTGATATCTGGATACCTTATCACATCTATTATATTAAAATCGGCATCAAGTAATTCATTCTCTTATGTGGATTTTTACAAGAGAAGAATACTAAGAATATTCCCAGCTCTTTCGATAGTTCTTATATCATGTATTATAATCGGATGGGTTTATTTTTTCCAAGATGATTACAAATCACTTGGGAAGCACGTTTTTTCAGGCGCTTTCTTCATATCAAACTTAACACTATGGAGTGAGTCAGGTTATTTTGATTCTCAATCCTATCTTAAACCATTGTTGCACCTTTGGTCTTTAGGTATTGAAGAGCAGTTCTATATATTGTGGCCTATAATTATCTTGTTATGCTTCAAAAGCAAATACTCTAAACGTAATATACTTCTATCATGCGCAGCAATATTTATAGTTAGCTATACAATTAGTGTTTTTACCATGGCATACGAAGGTGGTGCTAACTACTACTCCCCAGCCTCAAGATTCTGGGAGTTAATGGCTGGTGCCATAATAGCAACATTACGTTTCATGGGTATAAAAACATCAGTATCTAAATCTATGTCATTGATAGGCGTTATAATAATAACTCTGTCAATAGCATTAATTAATGAAAAGATGGCTTTCCCTGGTTACATCGCGATAATTCCAGTAATTGGCGCATCTCTTATAATAGCATCAAATGGAAATGATTGGATTGCATCAAAAATACTCAGCTTTAAACCTATTGTTTTTATTGGGCTTATAAGTTACCCGCTATATCTATGGCACTGGCCAGTTTATTCATTCTATCGTTCTATATTGTCTGGATCACCGAGTACCAATGAGTTATTGATTCTAATGGCGCTGGCATTAGTATTGGCTATTTTAACTTATTTTCTTTTAGAAAAGCCTTTGCGTCATTCTGCAAAAAGGTCAGTTGCAACTATTATTCTAGCTGTCGTCGTATTTGGCTCTGGCGTATTTGGGATTGTCACGTACTCCATGAATGGAATTAAAGAAAGAAGCGTAAACAAATCAGCAGGTGAGTATGCTTCTGTCACAAATGTGTACGATTACTATAAATATGGTGAGCTATTGCGCGGTGGCATATGTCACTCTGTGCTGCTAAAAGATGCCATATCTAACGGTTGCATTAAAAATAGCCGAAATAATATTTTTATAATCGGTGATTCATATGCAGCAGCGCTCTATAATGGATTGTCGAGTTACATAAAAAACAACAATAAAAAGTATGTGATAAGTCAAATGACAGACGGAAACGCCCCGCCATTGTTTGTTAGTGGTAAGGACGACCTCCAAAGAGACGTTAGTTCAATTAACTCTGACAGGATTAAAGAGATTGGTATGGTTAAACCTGAGATAGTATTACTAACGTGGTCTGTTCGTGGTTCAAATGGAGTTCATGATAAAAAGTTAGCAATTGAAGCTCTATCTTTAACAATAAAAAAAATAAAGAAAGCATCACCGCAATCAAGGTTGATAGTTGTTGGCCCTGTTCCTGAATGGAATGCTAATTTAGTTAAGGTGATATCAAATTACACAAGTGAATTCAAAAAAACGCCACCTATATACATGTCATATGGATTAAACGATGAAATTAAAGGATGGGATAAGTACTTTGATGAAAACGTGCCTAAGTTGGGTGCTGAATACATCTCAGCATACAGCGCTCTATGTAATGAAAGTGGTTGCTTAACAAGAGTAGGTGATGGCCCAGATTTTGTTACAGCTGTAGATTGGGGTCATTTGACAAAGCCTGGTTCTGATTTCTTAATGAAGAAGCTAGGGCATTTGATAATAAGATAAATTTACATGGGTGCTTGTCACCCATGTTTTACAATATCATCAAACTGTTGCTATTGTAATCCTCACTAAAGATCCATCCGCTTTCTTGACAAGGGCTTTTAGTGAGTTTTCTTCCCAGTATGGGACGAAGCAAGAGTTATCTTTTACTGCACTATCGCTAACGACGATTGGGCTGAACGGTATTTCTGCTGCCCTGTTGTCAGTGTAGTTAACTTTTATAGATACGAAATCACTAACACTTCCAGACGCAGCACCTAAAGAACACCATGCTGACCCACTACCAGAACCATTTGAATGAGCCTTAATACTTAATGCGTCCAAAGATGGGCTTAATTTGTGCAGTCTTATATCTAGAGATCCTGTATCTTTATAGCTATTAATCCTTGCGTTTCCAAGCATTGGGTCAATGATATTGCTGGCATTAACTCTACTGCTATCAATGTTTCCGGTAATTCCAGATATGGTGGTGTTGGGTGCGTCTACTATCAATGCGTTAGATGGCGTTGGTTTTATGCCAACTAAACGCAATCCATTAACAATACAATCACCTTGTATGTATAACTGGTTGGCATTAAAGTTAAGAGTATTTGTGTCAATGACAGAGACATTGGTGAATGTTTTACCATATGTATACCACAGACCACCAGATCCTGCACAATCCTGCATCAATATGTTTGATGCATAGCCACCTTTACCATCCATTCCTACACCAACACCTAGCGAACCAATAGATACAAGGTCATCAATTAAATGATTGGTTGGTAATTGATGAACTGGGTACTCAGTTAAAGGGAAGTCACCTGGTCTGTCAGTTTCATTGCCGATGTCTGCGCCCAGGTCAAAACCATCCCATACAGTATACATGGATAATGATTTACGGAACTGAAGATTATAGCATCTGGATGAAGTCCCGCCCACGGTTCCTTGCCACGTTTTTACACCTGACTCACCAGGTCGATAAGAAGTAAAGCCTATAACCCCACCATCGTGCCCATTTCCACCATCTTGCCTAAGAAATTGTACGGAGCTTACTGATCCATAATTTGTCCTGCCACCAATACAATAGTTTCCAATCCCTTTGTTTCCTGACAGATTCTCAAAAGTTATTATGCCATCAGAACCACCAAAGATAGAATCTGGCTCAATCATTTTACAATAACAACATCCAACAAAAAGGTAGCATGCTACAGACCCCGACGCATTTTCTACGTTAACTCCTGTACATTCAAAAATCCGTAATGTTGAATTTATCCCTTGATTCTTTGCATAGTCAGGGAGAAGTGATTCAATTCCAGGAAATTTGACGTAGTCGTTTACGGTTGGTTGATACCCCTTATCCCTGGTTTGTGCCAGCGTTGAAACAACTGATGCGGCATCAGTAATCCAGTTGCCATCCTCATCCCATGGAAAAATCATCCATGGTGTTGTGGCACTTTCCATATATGGGGACTTTACTAAAGAACCAGTACCTAGATTAGTAAATGTAATATTACCATCACCAATAAATTTTGCTTTACAGTCGATGGTTAATGCCTTACCACCAAAATCAACTGTCTCTCCACTATAAAAATGATAATCAACATCGATGAGAAGTCCATCTACCGCAGCAGATGCAGCATCCTGCAATGTTAGATAATCTGATAATTTTACTGAATACTTAAATTTTTTATCAGCTTCTATTGAATATTGATCTGGATCGTACTTCAATACGTTAGCAATATAGTCAACCTGAGAACCATTGGCATCATAGATAGCCATGCTATGACCCTTAACGGTGACAATTTTCACCAGTTGGCCGTTGTATACGATTTTACCGGCTGCGTTGATAATTAGCGGCTGAGAAATCTGTACGTGAGAGCCATCCTCATTTTCAATGTATACGGGTATCTGATTGGCAGGATTAACAGGATCGGTATCAATCTTACCAATGTAAATTTTCCCATTAGCAACAGCTTTAAACGAGCGGGATTCAGTGAAGATTGGACGAGGGTTAGAAACAACTACGTTGGCAGTGATATCTGACATTTACTATGCTCCGGGTACAGCAAGGCCGCACAATACAAAACTTGCGCAGCATTGCATTAAGGTCGGTTATAATTGCTTAAAAGAGTGGAGGGTTTATGGAACGTGACTTATTGAACTTTGTTTTCTTAATCTTCGGCCTTGTGGTGGGCAAACTTTTATTCGCTTAAGGATTGAGATTTTGATCCCTGAGCGAATGAGTTAACAATGCGCTCAACATCAGATAACGCTTTCTCGAATGCGGTAGAACCACGTGGAGTATTAGCCAGGCGAAGCATTGCATTACGTGCTGGTTCACTCTCATACATTCTTGCCAGCAAACCATACCCGCCACCAACACCTACCAGTGCAGGGTTAGTTACTGTTCCAATACCTAGGATGAACGGTATAGTTTGTTGACCTGTAGGCGTTGTTACTCCTGCCTGACTCGCTCTCTTTGTGGCTTCCAGATAATTCTTTAGCCCCTTCAGATACGCCGCATCACGCCCCTTAAATGCAATACCTGTCTGGTTAGACATCAGGTTAATCTGCCGCAGGAACTGGTCAGGTGAGCCACCTGATTTCTCCATGGCCTTTCCGATGATGCCATTGCGCATCTGTGCGCGACCAATATGACCTACTGAGTTGTACAAGTTTTGAATCTCAGATTTGTTCTTGCTGAATAGCATGTTGTTGACCACTTCAGGGGTCAGGTCTCCTTTCATGATCGCGTTCTTGAGACGCGTATTCTGTAGCTTATTTGCTTCGTCAGCGTAGATGGCGTTAGCTTGCTTATAGCGACGCAGTGTGTCATTACCAAGATTCTGTCCGATGGCGCTATCGATATCACTAGTCATTGCGTTGTAAATGCGCTGAATAGCTGCGTTAGATCGGTTTGGCAAGACCGTTCTCTCTCCTTTAACATCCTGCCTAAACTGGCTTCTCAGTCCGCTCAACTGCTGCAAATCCATTGCCATTGGACCGCTTGCGCCAGCATTGCGGGTAAGTTCATCGCGATAGGCCTGAAGCTTAGAAATCGTATCGTTATCCGCAACCTTTCCAAGTTTCTGCAAACTGGCTATTTCAGTATCAATCTGCTGAATTGCCTTTGACGGCTGAATGTTTACGCCTGCCATGGAGTTTTGTACCTGTTCAAGACGATTTCCAGCAGCTCTGCGAATTCCAGATGATTTCGCCTTCAGACTACCAACCACAATCGACGGATCGTATTCACCAAATCGCGATGCAAACTCATCCACCAACTGACTGCGAGCTTCTTGCTGATTAGCTCGCATTGAACTTGTCCCGGCAAATGGGATGTTTTCAGCTGTAGTTTGCGCCATGCGGCCGACGCGGGAATTTGGCTGCAAAACATCAGTAGTATGCAGAGGAACGTCAGCAGCATTAGCGAACTGAATAGCCTGCTGCGCTTCTGGTGCGATCGTCCCGCGAATCCCACGATAAGCAGCACCGGCTGCACGACCTAACTGGTTAATCGCACCACCCAATACGACGCCCGTCCCTAAGTCTGTTGCCAGTGCTTCAGGATTATCTCGCTCACTATTAGCAGCAAGTGAACCAACAGCGTTCTCAGCCAGCAAACGAGATGCTCCCTGAGCAACTCGACCGGCAATAGATGGTGCCTGCGCTGCAATTCTCTCGGCCCCAACAGGAGTCAAATATGGCAGTACTTCAGAGAAGATTTTGCCTTCTGTCGTCTGTGGAGTAAGCGCACCTTGTTGCAAGCCAAAGTCCTGCTCAAGTCCTTGTGTCGTGACGCGAGGCGATGGCTGATAAGTTCCGTCACCAATGCCAAGCTTCTGACCAGCCCATGCCCCGGCACTAGCGACCGCATCAGCCATTGAAGCCGGGATGTTCGCCAGATTAACGCCAGCCTGAAGCAATCCACGCCCAGTCTCTGCAGCAGCATTGCCAAGGTCAGACATGAATCCCCCCTGTTGCTGAGGCGATTCCTGTGGTTGTTGTGCTGGTTGTTGAGTCGTTGGAGGTGGATAAGCAGCATAGAAAGCCTGTTTAGCCTGTTCTGCATCGTTTCCGGCTTGCGGTGCTACTACTTCATTGAAGTATTGCTCCTGCGCCTGTGCTTTCTGCTCTGGTGCTAATGCCTGGTACTGTTGAGAGGCAATAACGTCTTTCCATGCCTTAGCCATTAATCACCCCATAGTGAAGAAAAGTTGCTGTTGGATGCAGGTTGGGATTGCTGATACTGCGATTTACCAACATTAACATTGTACTGCTTGTTATAATTGTTGGTGTATTCCTGAATTTCACGAATAGACTGCTGCATAGCCTCCGGGCTTGAGTAGTCAACCTGCGGCATCCCCTGAAAATACATCTTCGCTTCTGCAATGGTGTTGATACCGCTAGCACCCATATCTCTTGCTGCTGCCACGCCCTGATTCTGCATTCTGCCCTGAATACGTTGTGCTGAGTTATATAACTGGCGTTGCTCTTTTCCTGTGATTCGGCTGCGAACATCTGCACCAATTGCCGGATCACCTGCTCCACCAGTCATTCCAGTCATAAAATCAAGAGCAGAAGCATCTGCGTTTGCGATTGCATCGATATCTTTCTTCATCGCGTAGTTCTGTGCGCTTGCCGCAGACGTTGGAGGTGCTGCAATAGCACTTGCCGGGACGCGAACCATATTGCCGTTATCGTCAATACCTTCGTAAAATGCATTAGCCCCTGCGCCGTGAAGTTTTCCGTCAATGTTGACTGTTCTACCATCTGCAAGCTGAACGACCCGATTCCCGTCGACTCCTGATATCGTTCTGGAGTTTGCCCTTTGCATTGCCAAATCCTGGCCGCGGCGGGCTGTAGAGGCTGACATGTCTTGTCCGCGCATAGTAATATTTTGCCCGCGAGCCTGAAGTCCTTCCCCTGCTTTATTGCTGCGGATTGTTTCAGCAAGTCTACCTCGGTCAATCTCGCGACCTGTCAACTTGTCCTGAATATCAAAATACTTTTCTGGTCCTACCGCGTGCATCCCAATAAGGTCTGTTAATTGCGTGAAGCCTTCAGGGCTTTGTTGATATGTCTGCCACGCCTGTTCAGGAGATACGCCAATTTGCTGCAGTGTATTCTGGTGAGTGGTAAGCTCTCGCATCACCGCTTCAGGCCCCTGAGCTGCAGCAATATTCAATCGTGCAGACATATCGCCCATCGCCTGATTTCTGTCAGCATCAACAAACCCCATTCCTTGACGAATTGTTTCAATCTGGTCTGGGTTCGTGGCCGCGAGTTGACGCAAGGCGTCGCGATCACCTGCTGCATAAGCCTGACCGAAAGCTTTTTGAAAGTCAGAAAGCTTCTGAGCAGCCTCATTCTGCTGTATTTCCTGACCAACTGCACCAAGACCCTGAGCAAGTTGAACTCCAACGTTTGGGCGCTGGCTAAAGTCGTAGTTTGATAGTGATGGCTGCCCGGGCGCGTTTTGGTTTGCCACCTGCATTGATGGCAGTCCGGCGAGTTGAAATGTAGCCACGATAACTCCTTAGAAGAGTGAGCCAAGCAATCCGATACCAGCACCGATACCAGCGCCCCATGGCGTGGAAGTACCTAACAGGCTTGCAATACCAGCACCTGCAAGCGCACCACTCGTACCGCCGCTAATGGCACTTCCAAGCGTGGATTGACCAGAACCCTGAGAGCGGATAGCCGCCATCTGTTGTGCAAGATTACCTGCGTTATTTGCATAGTTCTGTCCTGCCGATGCCTGGCCTGCTGCCGCAGACTGACCAACGTTTAACAGGTTGCCATAGTTTTGCATCTGCCCTGACAACCAGTTCTGCCCGAGCGTTGGTGCAATGGATGCAATTTGGTTTGATGTCGCAGTCGAGCCAAGACCACCGGTCGCCTCGGCAGCATTCAAGCTTTGATAGCGAGCCTGATCAGCCAACTGTTTATACTGGTCTGAGTTGTAATACTGATTGAGAGCGCTATTCTGACCTTCCAGCGTTGATAGCTGCTGAATCTGCTGGAGAGCCGGCAAACCTGCGGCGGCGTAAGGTGCCAACTGCTCCATCACACGATTGAATTGTTGGTTTTGCAGGTCTGCTGCGTACTGTGTTGCTTTTGCGGCTTCTTTTGCCCCGCTGCTTGATGAGCCACCTTTACCGCCTTTTTCAGGATAATAAGGTTCCTCACCGCGCAGTTTCCTGCCCAGCGTAAATGCATATAACATGGCTATCTCCCGTGATTCAGGAAGTCGATTAGTTCTTCGCGTGTGGCGCTGTAAAACGTCACGTCATCCACGCCTTTGAAGTATTTCTTGATGGTTCCCACACGTTTAAGGCCAATCATTGCGCAGTACATCTGACCGTGGCGAAATTTGCGTGCAGCAAACGATGTGATGCACTGAACGGTGGTGTTGGTGAGAATATATCGCCAGAACGTCAGTCCGATTTCCTTACTGAATCCGCGAATCTCAGGCAGGTACATGGCGTGGCAGTCAAAGGTTAGCGGCTGAATCTCGTTGTAATACACGATACCACCGAACTGACCATGTACGTTCACTTCGAAATAGCGGCACTCAGGTTTGTAGTCGTATCCGTCACCGTTGTTGCTCCCTGCGATGATGTCGGGATGGTTGCCGACAGTTTCTATCAGGTCGATGTTTCGGGTGGGAGTGAATGTAATCATCAGTTGATTAATCCATGAGTTCGTATTGCATCTTCGAGAGCTTTGATACGCTGTCGCGCCTGCTGCAATCCGGTAGCCAGAGCTGATACCTCAGACTGCGTATATGTGGCACTGACCGTGTAAGTCTGGTTAGCGTTGAATGCACCGAGAAGCGCAGCGCCTGTTGCTGCTGTCCATCCGGTCTGTCGAGCACCGATAACTTTAGTGCCGCCAACTGAATAGGACGTTGTCACGTTGAGAGGTGACGCCAGCGATTGAGAAGCAGTTGCTGACTTCGATACGTAATCAGCCTGCAATGAAGAAATAGTGCTTTCAGCAGCCGTAACCCTATCATCAAGAGCACTGACATCAGCCTGCAAGGTGACTATTTTGCCTTCAGCCGTGGTTAGCCTGACATCCAGCGCTGCAATTGCATTGGTATTTGCAGTAATACGGATTTCATGGTTGTCTACGTCGATGCGTAACTGCTGAATTCTCACCTCGTGGTCTGCAAGCTCAACATCCTGCTCATCGTTCTTCACCTGTGCGTCATAGGCACCTTTTCCTGCTTCGTTTGCCTTTCCTGCAATAGCGCCAACGTCAGTCCCCTGCGCGATTACGTAGAGCAGATAGGACTGGCTGAAGACGTCGCGGGGGAGGATTGAGGCATCAAGACGGGTGGCCTGAATAATGACAGGATTATTAAGTGACGGATCTGCCATATTTTACTCCAGACGAATTTGACACCCGGATAGTGTTACTGGTGATTTGGTGATTACACGCAGTTTGAATCCGATTAATCGACGAATGCGCCCAACACGTTTCCAGATAACACGCTTGTCGTACACAAACGGCTCATTTTGTTCAATCATCTGCTCTCGAACATAGTTGATTCCGTCTGTGGTTGCAGACAGGAACAGGCGGTCAGCGTACTGCGCAACGCCTGTCGAGGATTCAACTTCCAGATCGAAGCATCTGGCGTTATCAGCCTTGAAGATGGGAGTAAACAGCATATGTTCTTGCTGCTTGTCGTACTGACTACTAATGTCGAATTGCAACTGCCCTGTCACTGCTTCTGATTTATCGCCGCACGTTATCTGGTTGCCTTCGTACATGAAGTCGATGGCGCGATAAACATCGTCGTATAAACCTGTTTTCAGTACGCACCATTGCGGCCCGTTCTGGCTTGATGAGGCATCGTAAACCAGCACATGACGCGGAAGATGAATAATCAGCAGTTCATGAGAGTCGAACCTCAACGTCTCCATCACCCCGGTTGCCAGTTCATCAGCCGTGTATGAGCGGATAATTTTCTCAATACTGGCCGTCGCAATTGGTGAAGCCTGCCCTGACCCGATGATGTAGACGGAAGGTGCGCCAGTAGCCGGGTGACTGATGAATGCATATGAATCAGCGAATGGCGTTTTACAGTATGTTCCGGCAATGCCCTTCTGTACCATCAACGATGGCTGTGCGACATACAACGCAGCGCCAGCGGTGGTTGCGCCTGTCAGGGAGAAATACTCTATCGTTGACGAACCAAAGCAGACGATGAAGTCTCTCCATGTTCCGATGCCGATGATGCCGTCAGGCTGCGACTCTGCACGATATTGTGCGCTGTATCGGTCAGGATGCGACTCATCTTCAAGGTCAGTGATAAACCATGAATCAGTACCGTCTTTTGACCATGCATAACGCCCACGTAAGCGAGTAATGTCACGGACTGAACCTAACTCATACTGCGTGAATCCGCTGTCTGCAGGCCAGTTTGAGACGGTTTTAACCGTGCCATCATAGCGATACTCGACCAGTTGACCATTAACGCCTACCGCCTGTGATGTGCGACCATGTGCCATTGATACGCGACCGCTTCCGGCTACATCACCGACTACGGTTTCCCCTTTGTAGAGCTTACTGCCTAAAACGCGATATACAGCGTTCTGAGCGGTGTTGTATTCAACACCACGCGATACACCATTTACATCGTTGCGCTTCGCTATGCCGGGGAATGAGCGTAAATAACCCGATGAGTTGAGTACTTCTTTCGGTGTGGCCAACATATTGATTGGTAGGTAATCAATGTAGTCGGCATTCTTGAAGTCTTTACCCATTCCCTTCATCATGGGGAGTTGTTGAATCGGCATTCTGCTCTCCGGGGAAATAATGCCATTCGTTCAGATTGGCGAAACTATTACCGCTGCCTGTTGGCATGCGTGACGGGTAAGGAGCTCTTTTGGCTCTGGCGATGGCGGTCTGCTTATAGAGAAGCTCCTTCCCATATTTAGCGGTTGCGATAATTTTGGCGGTAGCCTCAAGCGCATAATCCGGAGCAATTCTGCAAGCCAGATTGTGGAATACTGCGCTGATTGCGCTTGAGCGAAGACCGTGGTCGTCACCTTCGGATGGCGGGTTATCATCATCTGAGAATACATACCCGGTAACAATGCCTTTCCCGTCCTGATACCACTCAGCCATCATCGCTTCAAGGTCATCTACGGCATCCTGCATAGACTGTGGCTCAACATCAGTGAGAGTTGCATCTGATGCTACACCAAGCTTACGCAGCGCCGCCCTGACCAGATCGCCTTTAGTCTTTATCTGCATCGCTTTCCGCCTTAGGCTTTGGTCCTGGCTTTTTGCGTTCTTTGGTTGCCGGTTCTTTCGGTCGCAGGCTTAGCAGACGATTCAACACATCATCTGCCGTGTGGCCGTCCCATTCCTTGCCAAACTCAATTTCCGTGCCTTTAGGCAGATGTTCAATTTCACTCTCTGGGAGGTGGTATGTTACCGCGCCTTCTGGGGTGTCGATGCCAGCTAACACCCATCCATCCCATTGCTCGCCGTCATGATGCTGAAAGCTCCACCATGCGCTTTCGCGGAAGGCATTCATTAGTGTTGAAAACAGGCGCACTCGATGTGCATATAGTTCGTTAAAGGTGTGGTATCCATCAGATACTTCACCCATGTCTTTCTTGACCACGCCTGAATCACCGATTGGCTCGTCATTAGTCTCCGGAACCTCATTTGGATGCCTAACCCAACCATCGGCAAGGTGATCTTCTACGTCGCCGTCATCGACAACTTTAACCTGAACGTCCTTGCCCCATACCTTCGTTCCACGACCCTGCTTATATAGCATTACACCCATGTGTCACCTCAAATAAGAAAGGGGCCGAAGCCCCTGTTAGTTACGCAGTCTGACCAGGCAGGCCAACACCGATTGCTTCCGGTCGTGTCGCGTTTACGCCGTACCACAGCGCAATACGGCACAGGCCGGACAGGGTGGAAATATCCCCCTGCGTAGCGAAGATACCGTTCAGGCCGACATCCGGGATGCTGAATGAGGTAGTTTTCATACCTGCAAAAAGCTCATGGTTGGCCGGAATCGGCTGAGACACAATACGGATGGCGTCATCAGCCCAGAACACGTTGGTACGGGCATCCTTAACGTTCAGGATGTTCACCGCCATTGCATCAGCCAGTGAGGTGTTAACGTTGGCGTAGGCGCGTTGCTCAGGAGAAAGAGAAACATCATCCAGTGCTACAGGCTTCGGCGTGATTTCAACGTGAGTACCATCAACAACGCGAACTACGGAGAAAGTCGCGTCCTGCGCCAGTACGTTCTTAGCCATCTGACCAAGGAACTTCACGCCAGTAAACGAAATTTTGTCGCCGCGTTTCAGGCCGGTAGTTGCAGACAGGGTGACGGTAGCAAAACGGTTATCAACGTTAACTTTGTTGCCATCGTTATCCAGTTGCCATGCGACAGGCTTGAAGGACTGCGCACCGGATACAGTGATGCCAGTTGCAGTAGATTTGGTCAGCACAGGAAGTTTCGGAGAGCGCAGGACATCATCGAAGCCAGCAACCTGACGCTGGATAGTGCCATCGCGGTACGCTTCTTCAGGAATGCGCCCGAAGATATCGCGCTTAGTCAGGTCATAACCCGCCTTTTTGTAGTCCTGTGGGTTGAAGAAGTACGATGTCCCCATGTCGCGGTTAAGTTCGCGGGAGAACATCAGTTCTTCTGCATCGGCCACAAAGTTCCATGCGTCTGCGGTGTTAGTGCCGATAGCGTCCGGCGAAGTGATAACCAATGACCCCATCTCGGCGGCCATGTTTGCGACTTTCAGCTCAACGTTGTTAGCCAGTTTGCGAGCTGCTGACTGGATGCGGTGACGATACGCAGTCTCGTCTCGCAAGTCATCTGCGCGTAACTGGAAGAAGTCGTTATCCGGCTCTCCCATGTTTACCGCGACGTTAAGCTCCAGTAACCCTGTCGCTTTATCAGTTAAATCCCAACCCTCCTGAGTGGGGGACTCCTGCTCTACAGGCATCCAGATGGTATTGCTGGAGCGCTGCATAGAAGAAGCAGGCGGGGTGTATTTCTTGGCTTTCTGCGCCATTGGAGTGATTGCGGAGATGGTGTCAATAATCTCATCCACCGCCAGTGTAACAATTTGACCTTCGTTCAAAGCCATTATCGGATTCCTTTAAGTTTTGCCTTTAGCTTGCGGTAGGTTTCCACATCGCCTTTGCTCGCAGCTGCATCCATCTGTTTACGAATGGCATCTTTATTTGCTGCGCTGACATCACCGGTAATCGGCTGGTCAGCAGGGGGGGCGGAAGAGATTTGTTTACCGCGAGGCTTGAGAGTTAAGCGTTCGGATAGTCGAGTTAGTTCAATCAGCGCGGACTGCCCATCCATCGCCAGTAACTGGCGGGCTTTCTCCGGGTTTGCACCCAGGTGATACATGAGCACGGCGGACTTCTCCGGGAACAGGCGCATAATGTCGGCCCCAACCGCAGGCGGAACCAGTTGCATAAAAGCGTCTTCTTTCTCCTGATAGTCAGGGATGTTGAGCTTTTCCGCCGCGTCATAGTGTTTGCGGGCAGCTTCGACGTATTGCGCTGATTGCTGGGTAAACTCCTGAGTCTTGCGGCCCTGTTCTGCTACGGCATTGCTGCGGGCGTCCTGCGCTTTCATTAGCCATTCGGTATTAGCAGCATTGAAAGCGGCAAGCGCACGGCTGTTGTCGTAGTCATATTTAGCCAGGCCTTCTTCTGACAGATAGGCGTTAATGTCCGGCTGAGGAGGAAGGTCAGGGTTTACCCGTAAACTCTCCGGCAATTCTCCGCGTTTAACTGCCTCCATCTGCTGCTCAAGCTCGCGCTGTCGTTTGCGCTCGATGCGGCGGCGGGCGAATTCTGCGTTCTTTGCCGGGTCTTGTTTTGGTGCTGTCTCATCGTCCTTCAGGACAATCTCAAATCCCTCTTCCTGACCTGCGTTGTCGTTGGCATTATCGACAACTAAGCTATCAGCAGATGCCGCTGCATGATCGCCGGACAGGGTTAAGTCTTCAGTTGCCTGAATTTCGGTGGTTGGTTCCATGATTAACTCTCTCTTATTGAGGTGTCTCGGCTACACTGCCGGAAGGTTGATTTTGTCTCTGCGATTGCAGGATGTTGGCAATGTCCATTCGCTGCTTGTGCGTCTGTTCATTGCCTTTAAGGAGTAACTCAGCATTTGCGCGAGCGTCTTCGCTGCGGTCCTGCTGGAATGAAGCAACGGTTTTGAGGAACTCTCTAAACTCGGACTGTTTATTGAGATCCATGTTGTTGAATATTTCTGCGATTTTCGCAGCGTTAAGTTGGTTTTGAGCTTCGACTTTAGCCGCGTCGATTTGAAGAGATAGCGTCTGATTCTGCGCTTTAGCCAGTTCAGCCTGACCTTGCAACAGCACACCCTGCGCCTGAACCATTGCCGGGTCTTGCTGTCCTTGTTTGGCCTGCTGCGCTTCGACAAACCATTGCTGCTCTTCAGGTGTTTCCGGCTTCTTAACGCCCATCTGAATAAGCTGCTTATTGGCATAGTCACGCATCATCTCGACACCTTTACCATCAAGCAGGGTGAAGTACTGAAGCAACAACAGTTGATATTCTGGCGTTCCCTGCGGCGTCTTGCCGAGCAATTCAAGAATTTCTGCGCGGTTTTGCTGCTTCATGGACTGGAATGATGGCCCAACATCCGTGTAGCACTCATAGCGTCCCCTGATATCGTTCAGTACCTGCCGTTCACCAGTGGCAAGGTCAACAACCTCAGCCATTAGCTGAACCTCTTTTTCGCTGCCATCCTCAAGGGTGATTACCACGTTGCGAGGAACATCGTAGATGTCATTAACTATCGACTGGTAAATCTCACCGTCACGACGCATAGCGGTAGCCAGATTATCCTGAAACACGTATGTCTCAAGGTCAGCGCGCATGTTTAGCTGGTTAACAGTGTCGTAGGCTACCTGTCCACCGTTTACTGCTTCTGCATCAACGCCGAGCGTCGCTACCTCTTTCACTGCTGCGGTGGCTGCTTCCAGCATGTAGGCGTTGGCTTGCGGTACCTCAGGGTTTTCGTAATATGCCAGCGGCTGAGTTGGCATTTCTCCGTTGTTCTCATCCGTGCGATTGAGCAGGTAATACGGGTAATCGTCGTTACCGTCATACATATGCTCAAAGCCTGCAATCTGTTCAGGCCAGAAGAACGGCTTCTTCTTCGGAGTACGGGCAACGATGTCGGCGTTGAACGACATAATCATGTTGCGCAGACGCTGACCGTCTTTTGTCAGGCGGACGACCCCCTCATACACTTCTTTATCTTCAACGAAGCCCCACTCGCCGAATACCGGAACAATGGGGATATGTTCGCCAGCAATGAGCTGCTTGTCTTTGAGTACAGCGGTGCAGGTGATAATCGATTTGTATACCCGGCGACGCTTAATCTGGCGCTCTGCAATTTTGATAAATCCACTATCAGCCAGGTCGTCGATGACGTCTTTAATATCGCGCTTAAAGTAGCTTACCGGCTCACCCGTAACCGGGTCTTGGTAGATATACGCCGTCTCTTTCTTCTCGACCACTTCGTAAAACTCAGCGATCTGAATTGTGTCCTGCGTCAGCCATGGAAATACCCAATCGTTGGGGTTCTGGAATGATGGAATATCATCAGCATCGAGGTCGTATTTTTCTGCGAAATCCTCCCAACCATTCTGGCTCATTGAGTGGATAACTGTGCAGTGACGGGCGTCAGACTTGTCCATCAGTTTGCTGTTGCTGTCCCAGATAACATGGGAGCAGGCACTATGGATAGGCTCTCGACGGATAACCTGATTGTTGCTAGTTGGACTTTGGTCTTCGTAGTCAGTGACCAGACGCCACGCACCCACGCCTGCTTCAATCTGCTCACGAACGGCTATGTTGACAGCAATTTTCGCCGTATTGTGCCGCATGTCGGTGCGATACATGCCCATCAGCACATCAGCAGCGTCAGGACTTGCTCCATCCTTTGGACGATACAGAACATCAATAGGGTTCTGACGCATCTCAGAAACGAGCTTGCGCACCACTGGACGTACAACATCGAACTGCCCGCGATACTGCAGGGTTGTGTATTGTGATAGCCAGTCATCCCACTGAGATACGCGGGAGAAGAAGAGATCATTCTTGGCCTCCCTTCTGGCTTCATCGCTGGCTGTCCAGTCCGCATCAAAGCGCGACAGGATGCTCTCCAGCCTGTTTTTATTGTCGGCCATTATCGTCCTCTGCGTACTGGTCTAATCGGTGCGGGGATTACTTTTGAAGGTTTGTTTTTAACTACCGGGAATGCAAACGTCAGCGCCAGTGCATCGGCCCGATTGGGTGATGGAACGCCACGGCGTTTCATATCGTCTTTCGACTCCAGAACAATCTTGCCGTCTAGCTTTACTTTGTATTCAGGGGCGACAATCTCATCAGCGGTCTGCTGGTCATCAATGCTTCCGCCTTCATTCAGCCAGGATTTCATTGCGTTCCACATCTCGCCGCGCTTATTGAGCATTGCTGGGTCTTTCGATTCTCCCGCAAAGCTCACAAGTTGCCACTTTCTGCCCCACGACTTACCAACAGAATGAATACCCGTGCCGTAACCGAAATCAATGAACACCGCGTCAGCTTTGTGTTCATCCTCGATAGCAGCCACTACCTGAGCAAACTTCACATCGTCGTCTGTTTTAGGGTAAGAGCCTAAAAGCCTTGAATAAAGCCCCTGCCGCAGATAGATACACGCCTCATCACTGCCTGAGTATGCCGGGTCAACGCCGATAATCTTTGGAGCGAATCCATATTGACTGTGCTCCAGCTTTCTTGACATACCGGCATCAGCATAGCTTTGGGGAATAAATTGCAGGTCAGACGCAGACGGGAAGAGGCCACGAACGCGTACTTTAAAGAAGTCGCTATCCTCACCGTAATCGTTTCGCCATTCTTCAATGAGCTCTTTGTTCGTCATCTTCGCCAGACGGCTATCAATTTGCTTGCGCCTCCAGCGATGCTTGAATTTACGGAAACATTCACGGAAGCGCCCGGTGTTACGTGTCGGGTTGCCGAACGCGAACCAGAAAGGCTCTCCGTCTGTCAGGCCTCCCTCTGCCACCTCCCAAATCTTGTCAGGCACCGCAGAAGCTTCATCGAAAATGTAGAATGGGCTTGAGTTTGCAGCATGAAGACCAGCAAATGATTCGCTGTTTTCCTCGCGACAGGTCTGGCCGTCACAACGCCATGACTCCATGTGGTCTACATGGTAGATGTTCATATTACCTTTGCCGTTGTTGTACTCGAACCAGTGCCCGGTAATGCAGCGCTTCTTCCATTTGCCAAGCTCGCCCCATGTTTTGGTTCGAAGCTGCTCTGAGGTGTTAGCTGTTACAACACCCTTGCAGAACGGGCGGGTGCTCATGATGTAGAGAATTACCCATGCAGTGAGTGCACTTTTCCCGATGCCGTGACCTGAGCTTGTTGCGCAGCGGTATGCTTCTACTGGCTTTACACCATCAAAGTTGTTAGTGCGAATCGCCTCACCCCAATCAGTGAGAAACTCTTTCTGCCACTCATCTGGACCGTCGAAGCCATCAAGCTCGCCAGCTCCCCACTCAAATGCATACATCACAAATCCGAGTGGGTCATAGAAGAATCGCCCCATATCGTCGGCAAGCATTGCCTCAAATTCTGATGACATCACTCACCCCTTGCGCGTTTACGGGCCTCCTGAATGCGCTGAATCAGGCTAACCTCTCCGGTGTGTTCTACTTCCTGTTTGTCACGCCATTTATCTCGCTGCCTGTTCTTAAGCCAGAAAATGGCAGCAGTCGTATCGGGTGGATAATGTTTCACAGTAGGAGTTATGACGATCGAACCATCGACAGCGCGAATATCATCTTCTGGGTGTTCGTACCCGGTGGCGCGGTGGAATAACTTTGCGGCGACTTCACTGTCCGCAACAGCCTTACCCTTTTTTATGGACTCAAGAAAATCAGGATGCGCGTGCTTCCACGCATTGATTGTTTGCTCGCTAACATCAAAGAAAGAAGCCAGTTCCGCATCTGTATGCCCTAACAGACAAAGTTTTCTCGCCTGCTCGGCATACTCTGGTTTGTAAGCCGATGGGCGACCAATTTTCTTATCTTCAGCCGCCATATCATTTCCTTGTTAGCTTCCTTGGGTAGTTGCGATAGTCACGTTAGCCGAACCATCAAATGACGTTGAACCTGTGACAGCGCCGGTTAGTGTGATAGTGCGAGCAGTAGATAACTTATCCGCTGTCTCTGCATTCGTTACTGAACCGCTTGCTGAAGTGTACTTAGCTTCAAATGCTGTCTTGCTCATATAGAGCAGCTCGCCGTACTGGCTCCGGAACAGATATCCACCGACCTCCGGCTTGAATACGGCTACTGTTTGCGCTGACATGTACTGGTCAGCATACGGACCGTCGAATTCTGCGCTTGCACTTCCGTCATTAGCGTATTTGATAGCTTTAATCGGAAGAGCAGACACATATACACCGTCAGCATCTTTGTAGAGAGGCCATGATGGCGTGAAGTTTGGGTTTGCCATTACTTGGCTCCTTCTTTTTCTGGTTCATGAAAGAACGGCAGGAAGTGACTGAACATTCTGTCAAGCATGTAGCAGTAGGTTTCGTTTGCGTCGCCAGGATGAGTGGTTACACCAACATCTCGGCAGACATAGAATGCGACGTGAGCACATTCATGAACCAGTGTGGCAGCATTTCCATTGAATACCCCAAGCAGGTAAAGGTTCTCGCCTGTTTCGGTATTGCAATATGACTGTGTTGCCCCCGCCAGCACCTCATTCCCGCCGCTATCAACTCCAAGATGAATACAAGCCTGATCCCACTCTTCCTTTGAACGACACAGGTAGACATTGGCGCTATGGAACAATGGCACGAAGAACCGGGGAAGTTTAGGCCACTTCGTCTTTGCCATTCGTTATGCTCCGGTAGTGAACAGGTCTAATGCTTCCTTCGATTTACGTACTGCTTCGAATGTGCGGATCGTGATATCCGAATTAGCGCCGCCTGACTGGAAGTGAATTTTGAATAACTCAAGCTTCAGCTCATCAGTGCCGATGAACTGAAATGCTTCCTCTGCGGCTGCGTTCTGGTTCATGACCAGCTTGTAAATCTCTAACTGGAATTTCTGTTCTTCAGTCATGGGAATAATCTCTGCCATTGTTGGCTCCGTTTATCCGTTAAAAGGGATATCAGTTAAGTTATCCCGTGTAGGGTATAAGCCATTATCAAAGCCACTCTGCAGGGAATGGCTTTTGTGATGGCAATAAAAAAGGCCGCCTGAGCGACCTTTCATTTTTCATCCGTTTTAATCATCTGGGTAATTAAGCGGCATCCAGTGTGTAACCTTGCTTGCTCCTGAATCGATGAATTCCTTGGTTCTCTGCCAGTAAGAGCCCATACATGATAGTTTGAACACGTCACCAGTATCAGTAAGAGCTATAACCTGTTTAGACCACATCCCTTCTTTGCTTTCTGGCAACTGTTCTTCAACATTAATCCAATCATCAGCCTTCATAGTGATACTCCCAATGCCATTTCGTTGGAAAATCACACAGGCGTCCATTAACCAATTCTTTCTCAGTAACCCGGACTAATCGGTAGCGCAAATCCTTTACTGGAGCCATCAGAGCATTAGCCAGAACTTCAATGTGTCCTTCTGCAATAGTCTGCCGACGTGGCATATACAGCACGTCAAGTTTCGGCATTCCGTTTCTGTCGACATCGATGTCGTAAACCGTCGCATCATAAGGACCACCGACCAATGAGATTTTCATTACAACCTCGTCTTAGTTGTTCGTCAGATTATCAATGGCAGGCGGTGACGATGCCGCTTTTCGGGAGCTACCCTAGCCACTGCTTGATTCTATCCGATGTCTTTCCATCAGTCCTCCACCACAAAGAATCTTTTTTGCCATAAGGTAGGAGGTTCATCTTTCAGTGGCTGCCAGTGTTATTTCCCCACTTACTGGCTTGGGTTGCTTCGTGGTACTGCCGTAACTGGTTGCCAAGAATAAATTCCGGTTTCATTATCAAGCCCACCCTTAGATGGGCTTTGTAATGGATAGCCGTTGCTCAGTTCTCGTAATGCTTTGATTTTTCCGATAACGCAGTTTTGCGTTTGCCATCAGCACGCGATATCGAGAGTCAACTGCAGTTGCTCGCGCCAGTACTCAACATTTGCTTCAATAACCGGCTTATCCCATCGCCAGCGAGCCATCTCTCTTGCCCCATTGCTGGCTTTTGATTTCCGGTCATCGCGAATGCGACATGCTTGCTCATATTTCTGCTGCTCAGTCAGTTCACCGCGAAGCAGACTATCAATGTGCAGGTCGCACCACACAGCAAAACGAGCATCACACCAACGGGCAAATGCAACTGAAAGTTTTGGATGTAGCCACGTACCACCACCCCTGTCCTTTCGTGCCTTGCTGGTTTTTACATACCTCGATTGTGAGGGATGTAAAATTTGAGATTCTTTCCCGGTCAACGCTTCGTCTAAAGCACGAACGTATTCAAGCGTTTCTGCCAAACGCATCCAGTTATCAATGCGTTTCCCAAATCTCTCAGCAACACCTGTGACGTTGATCCAACCATCAGTGTTGAAACTGACAATTTCACCTTTGTAATTAAGTGGCACGATATTCATAACGTTTACCTACCATTTGAAATGAACCTTTGCCGCATAGGAAACCAGCCCACCGAGGCTCGCCAGCACTAACTGGTATCCTCAAAGGCCCATTCCAAAGGGGCAGGTTCGGTGTAAAAAACATGCGTTGCGGTACGCATTTATTGCAAAAAGCCCCGCATCGCGAGGCTCATTAAATGGACTTTGTGATTTGCAAAAAAATTATTTCAGGCATTGCGTCCTGATGTACTCCTGCAGGTAGTTAACCTGCGCGGTTATCCTGTCGATTCCACTTCGGAGACGGTAATAATTGAGTTCAGCATCTGCTGTAAGTCTTGGGCTTTCTCCATCGCCCATGCTGCTGGCTCCGGTCGTTGACTTTGCACAGGTGGCGGCGACTTGCAGGCGCTTACGACCAGCAGAAACATCAGCACGGAGACTTTCGATAGTCGCGTTAGCATCAGCAAGCTCCTTTGTATATCTGGCGTCGAGTTCTGCTACGTCACGTTGACGCTTCTGCATGTCAGCGATTGTGGATGTGGCTTTATCGCGCTGCTCTTTGTAGGCGATGGCGTTATCACGGTAATGATTAACAGCCCATGACAGACAGACGATGATGCAGATAATCAGAGCGGAGATAATCGCGGTTAACCGACTCATGACATCAACACCCCAACGGCCAGAAACCACGGCCACGCATCGTTGCCATTCAATGCGAGCAACGCTGCCATGAAAAAGCAAATCATGTTCATTGTTGCCCCCACAAACAGACTTCACGCTCAATCTCACGACGGGTCATCAGCCCTTTCCATTGCTTACCGCCAGCGTATGTCCAGCGCCGTAGCTGATCACATGCTCCCTTGATATCGCCCTGGTTTATTTTGCGAAGAAGCGTCGATGTTCTGAAATTGCCTGTGCCCACGTTATAGACGAACGAGTAAAGAGCGCCGCGCGTTGTTTCCGGTATATCGACTTTGATGTACGGGTTAATTTGTCTGGCGACCGTGGCAAGGTCTTTATTCAGGAGGGCTTTGCATTCTGCTTCGGTATACGTTTTACCGAGCATGATGTCTTTTCCGGTGTGTCCGTGGCATACAGTCCATACACCAACAATATCTTTGTATGGTATGTAGCTGACACCTTCCAGACCATCGTTACCACTCGGTCCAGTGATTAACACAGATGCTATAGCAATAGCCCCGCCACTTATCGCCGCTATTACGCTATTTCGTAGTGCCGGTGACATTGCCATTCAATCTGTCCTCGCGCTCTTTGCGCTTGTAGTACCAGTTGATGCCAAATGTGCCGACAGTACAAAGAATACCAATGATGACAGCCCAGTCATTCAGGGAGAGAATGCCACCCATCGCAGTCAGTCCTCCGAAGCTGTAACTGAACCATTCTCTGATTTTGTCCATACGGTACATGCTCTACCCCTTCATTGAGGGGATTTGCTCTATTTAATTAGGAATAAGGTCGATTACTGATAGAACAAATCCAGGCTACTGTGTTTAGTAATCAGATTTGTTCGTGACCGATATGCACGGGCAAAACGGCAGGAGGTTGTTAGCGCAGCCTCTTGCCACCCGCTTTCACGAAGCCAGCCATTGAGCTGGTTTTCTTTTATGCAAAGCACACCGCACCGTAGCCACAGCGGATAAGGTGATTATTTTTGTCTGTCTGGTATTTGGTTTGATGTGCCTTTCAGAAAGGCCGTGCTTAAAACGCAAAAAGCCCCGAGCTATTAACTCAGGGCTTTATTTAACCAGTGCATTTATCCATCGTTGGGTCAAATTTACCCAACTTTATTCAAAAAGTCAATATCATGCCGTTAATATGTTGCCATCCGTGGCAATCATGCTGCTAACGTGTGACCGCATTCAAAATGTTGTCTGCGATTGACTCTTCCTTGTGGCATTGCACCACCAGAGCGTCATACAGTGGCTTAACAGTGCGTGACCAGGTGGGTTGAGTAAGGTTTGGGATTAGCATCGTCACAGCGCGATATGCGGCGCTTGCAGGCATTCTTGAATAGCCGACACCTTTGCATCTTCCGCATTCTTTCTCAACAACTCTCCCCCACAGCTCTGTTTTGGCAATATCGACCGCACGGCCTGTACCGTGGCAATCTCTGCATCTTGCGCCCGGCGTCGCGGCACTACGGCAATAATCCGCATAAGCGAATGTTGCGAGCACTTGCAGTACCTTTGCCTTAGTATTTCCTTCAAGCTTTGCCACGCCACGGTATTTCCCCGATACCTTGTGTGCAAATTGCATCAGATAGTTGATAGCCTTTTGTTTGTCGTTCTGGCTGAGTTCATGCTTACCGCAGAATGCAGCCATTCCGAATCCGGCTTGTGATTGTGCCATCCCCATAGCAGCCATCACATCAGTACCGGAAAGAGAGTCAGAAGCCGTAGCCCGCGGTGAGTCACTCATCATCTGGCTTTTTGGCGAATGAAATTTAGCTACGCTTTCGAGTCTCATGCAGCATCGCCTCCCGATGTCTTGTTCAATCCAAGCCGGTTCACCAGTTCGCGCTCTCGATCATGCAGATAATTCATTGCCTTCTGGTGTTGCTCCGTCATCTCTCTGATGCTGTGCAATTCAGCTTCGTCACGTTCACGATGCTGTTTCGCCTGGTTAATGCTGGTTACGGTCATAAATACCTCTCCCGCCCTGATGAATCATTAAAACGCCGTTAACGATGGCGTGATACCTGGCTTCTTTGTCGAACAGATAACGCCTTACTGTGTTGCGGTGGCACGATAAGCGCCTGGCTACTTCTGTCTGGTTTCCATATGTCTCTATGAGCATGTCTGGAATGGTTTTGACAGTGTGTGTCATGCGGCCTCCAGTAGTTCCGTAATCATTGGCAAATTCCCACACGTCTCAGTCACTACCAGCACAAGAATTCCGCCTTTAACCGCCTGACAGCGCTTGATGCGCATATCGTCTATCTGGCCGTCATCCAGCCAGAAGCCCGCACTAGTGAGTGCGTCAAAAACGGCCTTTGGTAGATTGTCCAGGTCGCGTTTGCGGTTATCGGGAGGTGCTGCGAGAATGGTGATTCTGATGCGGGGTGTGATTTTAAGGTCTAGCTGTTGTTGCTGAATTATTTCGATTACTTCTCGCCGGTATCGCTTTCCCCAATCGCTGATGTAGTGGATCCCTCTTGAGTGTCGCCAATATCGGTTGTTTGAAGGAGGCCACGGCAATTTTATTCGGTATGTTTTCATGCCTTAATCTTCCCCTCCTTCAGCAGTATCGCCTGCGTCCTGATCACGCCTTCGAGGTGGTAAAGTCTGGCGTCTTTGTTGTCGAGAATATGGGTTCGTCGATCGATTTCATCGTGACACGCGCTACAAGCCCATGCACCGATCAGGTCGTCAGGCTTCATCCCCGTTCCGCAAATTCCAGCCATCCGGTAATGTGCCAGAACTGTAGTTTCAGGATTGCCATTACATACGCCATAAATACGTACCTGGCATTCTCTGCCGCGCGCTTCTTTGCGTAAGTTAGCCATTTAATACTCCAGTTCAGGGTCATTTTTTAGGTCATGTTTTTTGCAGAATTCCTGCCACTCTCTTTCCAGCCGCTTACCTGTAAATTTCACTCTGCATTTTGAGTAAGTGCGAATGGCATTAAATGGTGCTGAGCATTCAGGAAATCGAGAGCGGAATACTTCTGCCACAGGTACTAAAACCAAATACAAATAATCAGAGCTACTAAACGAATCACTCATCGTCTTCTTCCTCGTACATTGAGCTATTCGGATCGCTCATCAGTTCTGTACAGCAGTGCTCACACACGTGAACTTCCAGCACATGCAGCTTTTGACCGCAGTTAGCGCACGTTAAAGCTCGCTCGACGCTTTCTTTCTGGTATTGAAGAGATTGGGATGGACTAAGCATGGCTTTCACCATTAAAAAGTCGCTTGTAAGCATCAATGTCTCGTTTTGCTTCACCAAGCTTTCGTCTTAATTCCATGTTTTCTGATTCAAGCTTTTCCATGTCTTGCTGGTATCGATCGCGGTGTTCTTTCCATGCTTTTTGATACGCCTTCATGTATGTCATGTTGGCCTTTCTCTTTGCCTGACGAACTGCGTGGTGGTTTTTCACAAACCAGTCAGGGTCGTTAAATGCTGCTCTGGCGCATGTATACCAATAATTTGTTTCCTCCCTGTTTAGCCAATAAATACTGATAAATGGCAACCGGATAGACACCATTTTTCGTTGTGACTCTTTCTCGCCAAACATGTGGCCTTTTTTGATGCTAAGTCCAAATCCAGGTTGAATTAAAAGCATTGTCATTTCCTCGCACGATGTCTTAGCCACCGGATATCCCACAGGTGAGCCGTGTAATTGAAGGTTTTTACGTCAGATTCTTTTGGGATTGGCTTGCGTTTATTTCTGGAGCGTTTCGTTGGAAGGTATTTGCAGTTTTCGCAGATTATGTCGGTGATGCTTCGTCGCTGTCGTCTCATGCCGCCCTGTCTCCCCATCGCGCTTTCCATTCGAGAGCCAGTCGCGCTTCGTCTGACCACTTAACGCCACGCTCTGTACCGAATGCCTGTATAAGCTCTAATAGCTCCGCAAATTCGCCTACACGCATCCTGCTGGTTGACTGGCCTATTACCACAAAGCCATTCCCGGCAAGGTTAGGAACAACATCCTGCTGCTTTAATGCTGCGGTAAACACACACTTCCAGCTTTCTGCATCCAGCCAGCGACCATGCCATTCAACCTGACGAGAGACGTCACCAAGGCAAGCCCAAAGCTTTCGATTCTGGTCTAAGCTGCGGTTGCGTTCCTGAATGGTTACTACGATTGGTTTGGTTGGGTCTGGAAGGATTTGCTGTACTGCGTGAATAGCGTTTTGCTGATGTGCTGGAGATCGAATTTCAAAGGTTAGTTTTTTCATGACTTCCCTCTCCCCCAAATAAAAAGGCCTGCGATTACCAGCAGGCCTGTTATTAGCTCAGTGATGTAGATGGTCATTGCTTCATCTCCCTTTCCATTTCATCAATGTCAACGTCATCAGGAAGATGGGAGCAATACGCTGCTATACCATGATGATTTATCTCATACCCTTTGAACGTTGCCATCTGGTGCGTAATCTCAACTTCGTTCAGGAATCCGTCATCGCATAACTGCCTGGCTATTTTCGATTTGGTCTGGATTATTGGTAGTACCTGTTCTTTCAAAGCGTATGATATTTGTGCATCCCATGCCTTTTCGAGAATGGCTAATTGTTTTTTATTCATACGTCAGCCCCTTGTGCATATCGCTTTCTGCGTCCAGCAGGTGCATTTGATGCCGTGCAAATCTGTCTGGCTTCATCCTGGTCACATGCAACAAAGTGTCCGTTGCAGAACCGCTGGTAAACCGTACCAAGCGAGCCAAAACGGTTTTTCGTCACAATGATTTCAGCAAATGGCGCGGCGCTACTGTTCTCGTCATATACCGCTTCACGGTAAAGCATGATGATTGAGTCTGCGTCCTGTTCAATGCTTCCTGAATCCCGCAAATCTGCGTTTGTCGGGCGCTTGTTTGGCCGCTTCTCAACATCGCGGGAGAGCTGGCTTAGGGAGATAACTGGAGTTTTCAGGTCTTTCGCCATCGCTTTCAGGCTACCGGAGATATGTGCTATGGCGAGGTCATTACGTTCCGCTTTTGGTTTCTCAATTAGCCCGAGATAGTCAGCCATAATCAGTGACAGATTAGGATGCTCCTGCTTGTGACGTTCGGAAATGGACCTGATTTCTTCGACAGACAAACGCGATGCGTCAACTACCCACACATCCAGATCTGCCAGCAACTTCATCCCGCTTGCAACTCTCGCCCATCCTTCATCGTCCATACGTGACGGGTTACGCAGCACACTGACCGACATCATTCCTGCGCCGGCAATCCCTCTCTCAACAACCTGAATGGCGCTCATTTCCATCGAGAAAATCAACACACCGCGCCGGACGCCAGAACCAGGAATAACACGACTTGCCACGCCTTCGGCTATCTTCAGCGCCAGTTCGGTTTTACCCATACCTGGACGAGCAGCAATAATCACAAGGTCTTCTGCGTTCATCCCTCCGGTGATAGCGTCAAGCTCTTCGATTCCGGTCTTCAGGGTATCCGACTCTTCTCCGTTCCTCAGACGCCTGTCAAGCGTGTCAGTGTAATCACTGATAATTTCCCCCAGTCGCACAGGTTTAACCTCGTCACGTGGCTTCCTGATGGCTGAAAGGCGCTTAACTAGATCGTCCATCGCTCTACCTGAAGCATCCAGCGTGCCGTTACTGATTGGCTCTCGCATCTCATCCAGTAGCTGTAAAACCTGACGCCGTTGATAACTGTCTGCAACCATTCCGGCATAACCCTTCAGGTTTGCAGCGCTGGGACATGACCGCGCAGTCATCATCACCGCCGTTGCGTATTCATCCCCGCACTCCTCGGCCACCATCAGTCCATCAATCAGGTTCCTGTTTCTGGCCTGCTTTCGAATAACTTCAAAAGCTTTCCGGTAAAGCGGAATTGAGAATGCTTCAGGCTCCAGCGTTGCCAGAACGTCACTCGCGGTTGGTGTTAATCCACCAATCAGCAGGCCACCGATAACGCTCGCTTCGATATCCTGTCTCATGCAATCCCCCTGTCTGCAAACTTCCCTTCCCGAACTCCCGTTAACGAGTCTTCTCTCAGCAGGTAATCAAAATCAGCCGTCCAGCCCGTGTCGTTGTCTCCGAAGTAAAACGGCTTGGCCTGATGCACAAAAGCCCTGACATACGCTCTGAAACCGTCCACGTTTGGCGTTTTCAGTTGCGGGATGATTTTCTTCGGGCGGCGTTTGCGTTTCTCGTTGACCGCAACAGCGTGCGGCAGTCTGTCACCGACTTCGGTGTTGTAGGCGTTCAGGAAGGATTCGTAGTCGATTCGTTCTGCCTTGCGACGTTCAGGTTTAACCTGCCCATCGCCGCCCCCGTTAGGGGGTAAGGGGGTATTTGTATTTATTGTCTTTTGTATATTGTCTTTTGTGTTTAGCTGACTTGGCTTATACCCATTAGCCGACTCGGCTAATGTTTTATTAGCTGTTTTAGCTAATGTTAAGCTGTCCTGGCTAATCCACTGCGAAACCACCTTGTTCACTCCGATTTTCACGCCATCAGCAATGAGGAATTTACGCTCAATAAGCTGGCGCTTGGCAGCGCAAACATGAGTGTGATGAATACCTGTCATGGCTGCTATCTGCGTGTTTGTGAGTCGATCCATCGGCTTATTGAATCCGTATGTCTTGCGCATGATAGCGAGCATCACCTTCAACTGCCGGACGGTTAAATCAGCCATCAGCAGACTGTCGGTAATCTCGTTAGCAACGCGCATGAAACCATCTTCGGTATCTGCCACGCGATGCTCCACGACCTCCAGTTGAGGCCTGTAATCAGCTAACTTAACGACGCCCATGTTTCACTCCTGCTTTGGCTAGTCTGTAAACACCAACAAGGCGCTCTGCGAACGCCCTGTTATTTGCTGCGGCTACCACTAATCCCTCAGGTGAATCAGGGTGTCGAATCTCTTCTTTTTCCTGGTATTTCTTACGACGTTTTGTCATAATTACTCCTGTGGATTGATCCAGTCTTTCTACATCAGGCCTCGAAGAATTCGCCGTTCTTCGGGGCTTTTTCTTTTGTCAGCAGATGCGCAACTTTCTTTGCCAGTTCTGCCAACTCCTCATCCTCGACACCCCACTCCAGAACCGCCAATAACATCCCAATCTTCGGAATGAAATCGCCTTTCCATCGTGAAATTTGAGATTCGTTAACGCCTAACGCATCAGCGACTTTCCGCTGACCACGAATAGCTATCCGGTTAAGGATGCTGCTGGTAATTGCGTTGGCTTTCTTGCGAGTGCTTGTGAGTTCCATATGTGAACATTCCTGTAGTTAATAGTTAGTTGTGCGCATTCGTTGATGCGCATTGAAATAGATTTACCGCGTTGTCGGCGGTTCAGATTGGTAAAGAGCGGTACTACTTAGGCAGCATTAAGTTCAGGTGGGAACACATCGTCTAGCTGAACATTCGCGCCAAAACTGTTGAGCGCCTCTACGAGCTGGCGGCACATTCTCAAATCCGGATGGCGTCGCCCTGATTCGTAATGACCAATTGCTCCCTGAGTACACCCAACCTTTTCGGCCAGAACGGCCTGGGATACCTTCATGGTTTCCCGGATTTTCCGAAGATTGCTCATCGGTATATCTCCTCAGGATGGTACGTAACTTAATAATACATTTCGTACTAAATAAAAGCAAGGTAATTAATACAATATGTGTGTTGTCACAGTCAATACATCTCGTAATAATCGGCGCATGAAGACACCGTGGAATGAGCTGGCGAAAGCCAGAATGAAACAAATAGGCCTAACCCAGGATAAACTTGCTGAAGCTCTCGGTAAGACTCAGGGAGCGATAGGTCATTGGCTTAATGGCCGCCGCGAACCAAGTATTGAAGATATTGCAGCGATCATGAAGCAGCTAGGATTGAAGGAGCTAGTATTAAGTTCTGATGGGATGGTTGATTATCCAGACTCCAACCTGAACAATGTTTCAAGTCCTCGTCCACACACAGAAATAAGGAGATTTCCCCTGATTAGCTGGGTGAGCGCAGGTAACTGGTGTGAGGCTGTTGAACCTTACCAACTCCGAGAAATAGAGGTGTGGCCTGAGACAACTGCACATGCAAGCGAAAGGTCATTCTGGCTAACCGTTCGTGGCGACTCTATGACATCTCCTACAGGATTAAGCATACCGGAAGGAATGCAAATTCTTGTTGATCCGGCTATCGAACCGACTAATGGAAGACTCGTGGTGGCAAAGCTTGAGTCTGAAAACGAGGCAACCTTCAAGAAATATATTGTTGACGCTGGACAGAAATATCTTAAACCGTTAAACCCCAGCTATCACATGATCCCCATAAACGGAAATTGTCGCATTATCGGTGTTGTCATTGAAGCAAAATGGCAAGGCCTCTAACAATTCCCTCCCCTAGCCCGCTTATGCGGGTTTTTTAATACCAAAATATTTTTTCCATTCATTTTCATACACATAGTATTTATTTATCAATTTTCAGTACATTTTGTATTGACGATATTAAGTACATTTTGTATTGTTTAGCCATCAGCAGGACGCTGGTAGGCAAACGGAAAGGCAACGCTCTTTAACTTCGATGATGCGCTGACAAAGCGCGAACAGATACAAAACTAGATGGGTTTGGGTTGCAGGTAGAAGCCAACCTCTTCGGCGGAGGCGCTCGGCAATGAGTACGCGGTCAGGGTTAGTCGCCTGGCTATCTGCAACACCAAAGCCATTTCACATGAGGATTAAATCATGACGGTTATCATGTACGGGAAGTCAACGTATGCAGGAAATGCTAAAACTCGCCGTCATGAGCGGCGCAGGAAGCTCGCAATGGAGCGCGACACCATCTGCAATATCATCGATTCAATTTTTGGCTGCGATTCTCCTGATGCTTCTCATGAGGTTAAAGCCAAAAGAATTGACCGTGTTACCAAAGCCATTTCGCTTGCCGGAACGCGTCAGAAGGAAGTTGAAGGAGGATCTGTACTTCTTCCAGACGTAGCACTTTACGCGGCTGGTCATCGTAAGAGCAAACAAATAACAGCGAGGTAAAATATTTGTCGGTTAAGTCGTTATTTTTTTGGCCTGCTCGTCCTGTGCGATAAGTTCATTCATAAGAATGTCTGACTTCCCGGCAAATCTCATGTAGCACTCATTAAAATACTTTTCCGGGATAACAAAACGGTCAATATCAGGATATCCAATAACAGAAGGCAAGCGAGTGATAAGCCCTTTTTCGAGCAAAGAAATTGATTCAGGGCTTCCTTTTTCCGTCTTTAGCTGATTATTGGCGGCTACGGCGAAAGCCAAATACGCTCTTTCGCCAGGAGTTAACGAATCAAACAAATCCCGGACGACTTTTTCTTCTCTGGCCTTACGCTGCTGAGCAGTTGATGCCTCAATTCTTTCATTCACGGCATGATAAACAGAATTAACAACACCATTCAGCACATAGCTAACACAGAACAGCAGGATGTAATACATCCAGTACTGAGGAAGGATTTCTGGATTATGCAGGTTTACCCATTCTTTCACGCTTACCGGCATAACGACAATCAGTAAAATCAGGATGATGAGCATATGAATCAACTGTTTAAGTGTCATTCCTTGCAGGAAAAAATGCATTAGTTCCTGCCACCATGAGTTGTTCATCGGCGATTCTCTTTTGCTCTCTGTAGGGGTGAATAGAGTTTATCCGATTTCTCGCTGTAGGGGTACACGAGAACCACCGAGCCTGATGTGGTTAAAAGACAGGCACAATCCAGAATTTTCTACAGCAAGCCTCACATCTAATCAGGTCGCAATGCGGCCTTTTTTATTGCCAAAATTTAAGGAATAACAACATGACCAAAGAAATTGTGACATTCAAGGGATTTAACAAAGACCTAAAGTGCCGTGACTTTCAGTTTGAAATTGGCAAGACCTTCCATCACGATGGAAAAGTGGAGGCTTGCGGTTCTGGATTCCACGCCTGTGAATGTCCTTTCGATGTTTTCAGTTATTACTCTCCTGCAGACAGCCGCTTTGCAGAAACCATCTCCTTCGGTATTACTGACCGCGAAGAATATGGTGACACCAAAATCGCCAGCGCCAGCATAACGATTAAGGCAGAGTTAACGCTTCCTCAGTTCATTCAACGTGGTATCGAATGGATTTGGAGCAAGATAGATAAGTCTCTTGAGCAGCAGATCATGTGTGGCAACCGGTCAGCGGCA